ATAAGATGCCAGAAGTAACAGAGAAGTATGTGAAGATGAGCAAGGCTAATCGTGGTGTTGCTCATGGATATTTACAGAGGCTAGTAAGAAAGGAGGAAGGCAATGGCATTCGATAGAAAAGCATACATGAAAAAATATAATAAAGACTATAAAAAGAAACATAAGAAAAGATTGAGAAAACTTAACAATGAACTTGAGAGATTATTCAGAGAAAGAAATCCTCACATGGCTAGTTATGGGTTAACAAAGGAAACTAGAAGAGCGTATCGTAGAAACATAAGACTAGCATTGGTTAATCTAATGGGTGGCAAGTGTGTGGTTTGTGGAGAAACTGATCCTATATATTTCCAGATCGATCATGTTAATAATGATGGAGGTGGTAGATATAGAAAAGAACATGAAATAAATACCAGTATGTATTTGGCATCACCAGATAGGTTCCAATTAATGTGTGCTAATTGTAATTGGGCTAAAGAAAAGAATGGTGGTAAGCTTTATAACAGAAACCGTGGTGATTCTATACAGAGATTGATGTATGCCAAGGCACAGGTAAAAAAATTGGAATACGAATTAGGTGATAAGAATCCTTTTGAGCCAACTATATTCGCCAGAATAATGGCAAGCCCAAGTGAAGATGAGAAGGCAAGGAGATTTGTAGAGTCACTAATGGCAGACAAAGATGTATTTACACCAGCAGGGCATGCAACAAAAGCTAATAAAAGATGGAAGAATGTTAACAAAAGAAAGGAGAAAAAATGACAGCTAAGGATGCGTTAGAAGTAATGGCATCCATGTACCAAGATCATTTTGGTGGTGGCAAGATGCCATACGGTGGCAAGGATTATCCTATCCTTACTACCATAGCCAAGCAACGAGGTGGATTTGATGAGATCATAGCAGACTTCCAATTCATGCTGAGTAGTAAGGAAGAATGGTTGCAAGGCAAGAAGTCATTAGGTTATTACATGAAGTTCTATCCTTCTATCGGGTGTCTACGTGACACGCATCAGAAGGAGAAGACTGTTGAGCTTTCATACTCAGAGATACAGAAGGCTCAGGAAGAAAAGGAAAAGCTACTCAGGGAACAATACAGAAAGGAGTTATTCGATGAGTGATATAAAGATGGCTCCGTTCAGTGAAGAATCTGAGATGTCTATCCTGTCTTCTATATTAAAGGACAGTGATATGATACATGAAGCGATGTCTAAGGTTGATCCAGATGATTTCTTAAGCAGACGATGTCGTGTTATGTATACCACCATGTTGAAGCTTGAAAGAAAATCAAAGCGTATTGATATGCTCACCGTGTGTGATCAGTTAAAGAACAATGCATTGTTAGATACAGTGGGTGGAATAGAATGGGTGTCGATACTGGAAGATTATGTGCCGACATCCACTGCTATTGTACACCATTGCAACAAGGTACGTTCTCTAGCATTACAACGTAAGTTTATAGGTGAGATGACTGGGTATCTTGATCAGGCACATAAGATTACAGATGATCCATCACCGTTGCTTGAAGAAGTATACGGATCTGTATTCAGTATAATGAATCAGATAGATAACAAGTCAGCAGACAAGGATGTATACACACCAAAGGATATGGCAGAGCGTGGGTTTCTGGATGCAAAGAAAAGGTTTGAAGATCCAGATGCACACACAGGGTTAAAGACAGGTATCCCTACACTTGATGAACATATCAAGTCGCTTAAGGATCTGAATGTCATAGCTGCTTCTACTGGTGTAGGTAAGACAGGGCTTTCATTAAACATAGCTCTTAACTTGGCGTTAAAGAAAGTACCAGTATTATATATTAACCTTGAGATGAACATCGATCAGATGTTATGTCGAGTACTTGCTAACCTATCAGGTGTAACAGTAGATGAGATAGAGATCGGTAGGTATGAAAAGGATTCAAGCTTTGCTAATGTTGCAAGCATAGCTAAGAAGCTTGAGCAGTCAACATTATATATGACACACAACAAGCCTAAGAATATTAGCAAAATAATAAGCTTGATCAATAAGTATCAAAGTAAGTATGGCATAGAGGTAGTGATCATAGATTACATCGGTCACATAGAATCAGATAAGCTGTCATACAAAGAGAACAACAGGCGTATATCTCTTGGGCGATACAATCAAGCTATCAAGAATGCATGTACCAAGCTTGGCGTTAAAGCAATCGTGATAGCACAGCTCAACAGGGACGGTGATAAAGATCCAGACTTGGTTAACGTGGGTGAGTGTTGGCAGTTGGCTCAGGATGCAGACATATTTATGATCCTACATTACGAGATGATTAAGAATGCTGATCCTTCAGGGCCAGCAGAGTTTGAACAATATTATATTAAGCTTGCCAAGAACAGGAATGGTGTATCACCAAGAACAATACATGTTAATTATAATAAGACAACACAAACTATAACGGAGGCTGACAATGGATTACGAAAAGGAAGCATCGAAAGTTCTGGACTCAAGAGGACACAAACCTTCACGTCCTCAAGTTCTCTCTTTGATGGGTGACATAGTTAACAATCTCTATGATGAGATGTATGATAACATCAAGAAGGATGAGCCAGAACTTTCTAGTATAGAAATGCAGAGAGGTGCATTGGATTTTACATTCAAGAAACTGTCAGTAATCAAGATGGATGAATGGCGTAAGTCCTTTGAAACAAATGGGTATATTAAGATGTTTTCTCCTGTTCTTTCTGAGTACTTTTACTTGTGTCGTGATGAGATATTTGATAGTATTAAGGATAGGTTTGAGGAAGTAATATACAAGGCATCTGAGTTGCCTGTTCTTAAAGAACTTGAATCGGAGGACATACAATGTCTGCACATGGGGAAGAAGGTAATGAAGGGAAGCATACTACTATAGGTGCAATCATTACTAATCTTGAGTACATACTCAAAGAGCATTGCGAAAAAATAAAACTTATAGAAAGCCATCTCTTGTTTATGAAGGAACAAATTGAACAAGAGCAAGAAACAAAAAAAGAATTTAGACAATTAGATTAATAAGCTCCTGTCTCTAATCTTACAATAGTTCACCTTCGGGTGACCAATGGATTTAGCTACAAAAAAAATCAGTGATCCAGCGTGGGAGCGTTAGAGTATAGATAACTATATCTTGTGTCAGCTTTGACAACGGAGACAGGGGTTTTCTTTTCTTATGTTACTAACAGAAATAGTATTATCTAGTATTACATTGGTAAGCATATGGGCAATCACAAATCATCATCACAGTTGGGGTGTCCCTCTTGCATTTGTTACACAATGGTTTTGGGTGTGGATGTGGATCTACACAGAACAATTTGGCATCATCCTTATTGACGCAGGGATGTTATGGATATACGGATGCCACTTATATAAACGATGGGCTAGTCTATCTGTCTATAGGAGATGGAAACGTAATGAAAGAAATATGTAGTCTGTGTTTACATGAAACAACACCTATTGATGTACATGGTCATATCCAATGTGAAGTATGTCATGGCAACTACTCACCTTGTTGTTCAGGAGAAACAAATTATGAGCAGGGCAAGCAGGCAGAAGGGACAACGAGGGGAGAGGGAGATATGCAAGCTACTAGCTGAGAAGCTGGGGGGTGAGTACAAACGTAACCTCATGCAGACTCAAGATGGTGGCTATGATGTGTTAGGTCTGGATGGGTACGCTATAGAAGTAAAGTTCCAAGAGAAGTTACAGATAGAGAAATGGTGGGAGCAAACAGTTGAACAGGCATCGGCAGAAAGATTGCCTGTTTTATTTTTCAGACGTAGTAGAGAACCTTGGCGTGTAGTAGTACCACATGATCATTGGTACACAAAGAACAACAGGGTATTCCCTGTAGAAAAAAGATCTACGTTATATTATTCAGTAATACCAGTAGAAGATTTTATGGAGCAAGTCAATGAAGACACCAGACCTAAGACAAAAGCTTGAATGTCCTAATGAATGTATTGATTGGTTAGGTAGGGAGCTAACAAAGATTGGTGGTAAAAAAACTAAAGCATATAAATGCTGGCAGGAAATGTTAATGTATATTGCTTACTGTGGGAGGAGGATGAATAAAGATAATGACAATATTATACGACTTAAAGAGGTGGTTCAACAACAACATGAGGGTAACAAGGCTCGGAAGGGAAAGGGTGGACACAATGAAAAGCAATGAAGTTGTATCATGGGACTTTATATACTTTGACCCAACAGAACTATCATGTAAGTGTGAGAAGTGTACACCATATGGTGAGCTAGGTGTAAGCTTCAAGTTAGTAGAAAAGCTGGAACAATTAAGGAAGTTATATAAGCTACCAATAAAAATTAACAGTGGCTTTAGATGTAAGGATCACCCCCTAACGATATCACGCCCTGAGTCCAAAGGAATCAGTAGTCATGCCAAAGGTTTAGCTGCGGATATCTCTGCCAAAACTAGCAGAGAAAGATATGCATTGGTACAACTAATAATGAAACATGATCTGTTCTCCCGAATAGGTGTGTCTGGTAAGGATGGTTTTATACATGTTGATATAGATAAAGATAAGTCTGATCAGCTTATTTGGGTTTACTAAATGACATCCGTACACCATCATAGAAACTTTGTTTATGTCATAGAAAAAAAGATAAATGGTAAGTGGGGATTAGAGTGGGACTTCGGGTGCTACTTGACATACGATGTAGCTGAACAGGTTATGAAAGATTTTGAGAAATATAATAAGCATCCGAAAGATTACAGGCTAGTGATGTATATTAGTGAGAAACCACACGATGCTTAGATTACCTCCGTTACAATATCCCCAAAGAATGTCCCACCGTTTGCGGAAGATAAGCCTACTATCTTCTTAGCCATAGGAACAGCCGCAGTGTAGGCGTTTTCAAACTCAGGTTGGAAGGCACACTCATCCGAGATCACCAGACTAGCCGTGTGAGATCGGATGATGTGTCCCCCTTCTGGTATCCCCCAGACAATACTCCCATTAGCGAACCTCATCTTAGCGTAACTGCAATCCACAGGATTCATTTCTTTAACCCATGATGGCAAGTGGTGATACACAAATGACATACGAGAGTTCTCTGGTTTCTTGTCATATACCAGCGATGCTGCATCCTCTTCCTTCTTACTCTGTATAAAGATAGCTTGGTGTGGAAAGAATAAAGCTAACCATAAAGCATACAATATCATGACCCATGACATTCTTATCTGTCTACTCTTGGGTATAAATATTCTGCTGGATTCATGAACAGCACTAATAACTTCTTTAAGATAATCTTTAGGTGGGAACGATTTAACTGGTGTATCGCTGTCATGCTCATCCTTGGTCATGACGATACCACTAAAGATAAAGTTATTCGGGTGTGCTATCCAATGTCTCAGCAATAGGAGTTTGTGTAACTCCCCCAAGGAGTCCGATGATAGCCGACTCAATCCCCTTTTGACTGAGTCCTTGTTCAGTCCCGATAACTCCAGCGACTGCGTGTTTAGTTGGTTTATCATATCCAAGCATATCTCTCAATGATTTCAGTGCATCCATCTTATATCTCTCAATGATTTCAGTGCATCCATCTTGTTATAGAACTTAAGCTTAATAAGATTCTTTCCATTAGATCCCCTCCCAGAGCGAACCTCCTCAATCTCAGCTATCGGACGCATATCAATAGCATATGATTTACTTACTTCTATTCCTCCATCCTGTGTAAACTTATAATATTCTGAAGGATCTAGGAATGCTATACGTGCGTATTCCTGAGCCACCTTGTCAACGTTTACGTTGGCTGACTCCTCTAATGTTTTCCTCTTCTCTTCCAACCTAGCAAGAAATTTCTTATCTCTCATCAGGGCAGGCACACGTTTCTCCAGTGACTTGACAGCATAACCTGCCAACATTGCAGACCTGTACTTACTTTGGTTTGGGTGTAACAAGAGCAGGTTAATAAACTTATCCTGCTTCTCATAATGCTTCCCTATATCTCCACCATCTTCTATCTTTGGCATGTTTCTCCTTACGAGTATCCGTCTCTCATTTTGTTTGGTCTGACTACTGAGATATTTGATTTCTTACGCTTGTCATAATACTCAAGCAACCTCACGATGCAGTCACGAGCAGGTGGGTTCCTCACCATCCTTCTTGGTTCTTGCAAACCATTCCCTCAGTATAACGGAATTATTATTTCTTCTCTTCTCATCCTCAAAGATAACCCTGATGCGTAGATCCCTCCTAATTCTATTCCTTAACTCTTCATCAGAACATACGAAGATTAATCTCTCCACTTTATTCTCATGTAAAAAATCTTTCACATCTTGTATGAAATCCTCAGACAACCTCCCAATAATCTCATCAAAGATATGATACTCTGGATCTTCTCTCCACTCATTCCTATCAGCATCATACGTCCTTGGTAGCTTGGCAGATACAACACAGTACGCCTGTGGGTTATCATCGTTTCCCAAGAACAGGCTTCCAGTGACCATGTCACATGGATGCCATGCGTTCTTGATCTGCAACGACAACCCTCCTTGGGTGTAGTCTATGATGAGTCAGACATGTCAATGATATTGCCTACCAAACCATTGATACGCTTGCGTCCTGCTATGGTACATATATCAGTGATGTCTTCCTCTGGTTTCATTACTTTAATCTTATCATAATCATCACCGTATTCGGCAAGATTCTCTTCGTGTGTGTTGTACTTAGGCATTAGTATCTCCTTTCTTTTTTCTTAGGTG